GCAGAAGCAATGTATTTTCTACTGCATATGAATGATAATCAACATCAAATTGTTCAAGAACATATGGATTCTTTGGGTGTTCGTTGTCCCAAGTTCAATGTTGTTGGTAAAGAAGAAATTGACAACCTATCGATGGTCAAGATTATTGCTGAAGCCCAAAATAAAGACCCTGTATATGAGATGGTTGATTTTCATACATCTAGACCTGGACATGATTTAAGATATTCACTAGACGGATCATTTATGAGAAAGCTTGGTTGGGAACCAAGGATTACCTTACGTGATCGTCTACATGAAGTTACACATTGGTCATTACAACATAATGAGTGGATAAACCTATGAGTGATATCACATTAAGAAACTATTTCAATAGATCACAACATTCTTCAGACAAATGGGAACCATATTTCGAAGTTTATGAGAGACATCTTCGTAGATTTTTAATTCGAAACAATGTTCATTTGGTTGAAGTTGGTGTACAAAAAGGCGGCTCTATTGAAATGTGGAGCAAGTATTTACCTGCCGATGCTAAAATTACAGGAATTGATGTCGATCCCGAATGTGCTAATTTGAAATATAATAAATCAAACATTTCTATTATTATTGGCGATCAAGGATCAGAAGGGTTTTGGAATGAAACCATACCAGGATTAGGTAAAATTGATATTTTCATTGATGATGGTGGACATTTTATGGATCAACAAATTCTTACCTTTGAAAAGGTTTTTCCATTGATGCCATTGAATTCGGTTTATATTTGTGAAGACACACATACTAGTTATATGCCCTATAATGGTGGTGGTTTTAAAGTTAAAGGAAGTTTCATTGAATATGCCAAACAATATATTGATGTTATTCATGGGAACTGGATCAACGAATTAGATACATCCTTTGAACATGTAAAAAAGATTGGATATGACTTGACATCAGTTCACTTCTATGATAGTATGGTTGTGTTTGAAAAATTTGGCAAGAAGGATATGAAACGTGTTCAACCAACAGCATTCACTTGAACTAAGTACTTGTTTGGCTTGTGGTTCTTCCAATCTCAAGCCAACTCTCGATTTGGGTATGCAACCACTAGCCAACTCTTACAGAAAGACAACCGACCAATTGGAAGTTGTCTTTCCGTTGGCTATCAATAGGTGTACTGATTGTTATCATGTTCAGTTGACACAAGCAGTCAATCCAGAACTCATGTTTAATAATTATCTTTATGTATCAGGCACATCACAAACCATGAAAGATCATTTCAGGTGGTTTGCTGACTTCACAACCGAATATTATATGCAAATCTTTCATCAAGAATCAGAAAAAGTTTTTGATATTGGATGTAATGATGGATCACAGCTAGATCAATATAAAGCTTTTGGATTAAAGACATATGGTATTGATCCAGCCAAGAATCTCTATAATATTTCATCTGCCAAAGGACATAAAGTTGATGTTCGATTCTTTGATGAAAATTATGTTTTAGATACAGATGAGAATTATGATATCATTGTAGCACAAAATGTGTTTGCTCACAATTATGATCCTTTGAAGTTTTTGAAGTGTGCCCGTAGGATCATGACCAATGCTTCTTTGATGTTCATTCAGACATCACAAGCAGACATGATTTTGAACAATGAATTTGATACAATTTATCATGAACATATTTCGTTCTATAACATCAATTCAATGGACAAACTTTGTCGTCGTGCCGGTATGTTTTTGATTGATGTTGTTAAGTGCCCATTACATGGTAATAGCTATATCTTTGTACTGAGTACTAATGATAATGTATCACGACCTGCACACATTCAAAATCTGATTCAAATGGAAAGGTTATCCGGCCTTTACACTGAACAGACATATATTGATTATGCCAACAATTGCAATTCTATTGTAAATGAGTTGTCTATAAAGATTAACAAGTTCAAAGAATTTTATAAGGTTGTTGGATATGGTGCTGCTGCCAAAGGAATGACTCTTTTGAATTATTCTAAGATTCATATGGATTATATTATTGATGATAACCCTCTTAAGCAGGGACTATATACACCAGGAAGAAATATTGAAATATGTTCGATTAATCGTCTCCAAGAAGATTATGGTAACATCTTGTTTGTTCCTTTGGCTTGGAATTTCTTTGATGAGATTAAGAATAAGATCAAATCAAACAGAAATAATCCTGCTGATCGTTTCATAAAATATTTTCCAAAAGTGGAGTTGTCTTCTTGAAAAATGTTCTTTATTATCACCTCTATTTGACAGATGAACCAAGTATTTGGTCGTCTGTTTTTCTAGAGCAGATGAAGTGTATGGAAGATTCCGGTCTTCTTGATAATCTCTCTGAAATTCGTATGACCTGCATTACACAATTGGATGCAAGAAACGAATATCTCAGACAACTTTGTGAAACTTATCCATCACGATTTATTTTGGAGTTGATTCAAAATACATATTCTTCTGATAAAGAAATGATGGGTGGATTAAATACAGACAGAACAATAACAGAGAATTACACATATCAAAAAATCTATCGGGATTGTTCGTCTGAAGAAATGAATGTTTGTTATATTCATTCTAAGGGTATAACTTCATCATTCAAGATAAGTAAGGATAGTATGTCACAATACAAAAATTATTATCATTGGAGACAGTATCTTAATTGGGGTGTTCTATCAAAATGGAAAACATGTGTGAATTCACTTGACACACATGATGTTGCTGGTGTAAATTATTATACCAGTCCATCACCACATTTTTCTGGTAATTTTTGGTGGACAACATCACAATATATTCGACGTTTGCCTGATCCATCAACACTTGATTGGTGGAGAACACTACAAAAAGAAACAAATAATCAGTGGCTCAAATATGCTCCTGATCGTTTTAGAGATGAACAATGGTTATGTTCTTTAAATGATGTCAAAGCATTTAATGTTTTTAGTTTGCCCGAATATGAAAATCCAGCAGCAAACTATCTGCCTCTAAGGAGATATGCTAATGAAGTTTCTTGAACTGACTAATGCATATAATAAAAAGAAGATTATGATCAATCTAAACAATATAATAAGAATATCAGAAGGTCGAATTTTTAGGGGAGCAAGTAAAGTTCCTTGTACTCTTATAGAGACAGTTAGAGCAGAAGACTATAGTTTTGTTGAAGAATCATATGAAACTATCAAAGAAATTATTGAAAAAGGAGCATAATAATGGAAATTCTTGAAACCCAACTCGTACAACGTGACTTTGATAAGAGATGGGAACGTATTGCTCGTGTTATGGATCATGAGAATTCCTATACCTATAGGAATGAAACTGGTTCAAGTGTAACATTAATTCCAGAAAAGTGGATTACTGTTGCTGTTTATGATTTTATTATGGAGGAAATGTGATGGCATTAAATGTAAAACTGATTCGTCTTCTTAATGGTGAAGAACTTATTGCTGAACTTTCTGATCAGACATCCAATAAGATCACAATTAAAAACCCTCTAAGGGTTGTGATTATGCCAAGTAAGACTTCTCCTAATACACCAACAATTGGATTTGCACCTTGGGCAGAATTCTCTTCTTCAACAAAATTTGAGCTTGACAAATCTCATGTATTGTGTATAATGGAGCCTGTAAAGGAATTTATTAATCAATATAATACAACATTTGGTGGTATTATTACATCAACAACAAACGGCATCATTTTACCAGGAGCCTAGTGTATGACCAAATCTTTCTATACCAACGTCCAAGTATATGGCAATCATATTTTGTATATTGGTGTAGAAAACGGTCGTAAAGTTAGGCATAAGCTAGAATATTCTCCTACTGTCTTTATTAATTCTCCCAAACCATCCGAATATAAAACTGTCAGTGGCACATATGTTGCTCCCATAACAATGGGTGGCATACGTGAAACCAAAGAGTATATTAAAACCAAAGAAAACATAGACAATTTTACTGTCTATGGTAATCAACGATTTGAATACACCTATATCTATGAAAACTTTCCTCAAGAAATAAATTGGGATCGTTCTTATATCAATGTTTGTAATATTGATATTGAGGTGGGGTCAGAAAACGGTTTTCCTTCTCCTGAGACAGCAACAGAACCAATCACTGCAATTACATACAAGATGAACGATAAGTTCATTGTGTATGGGTGTGGTGATTTTGATAACAAATTTAAAAATGTAAGATATATCAAGTGTTTTGATGAGATCGATCTAATCAAAAGATTTGTTGATGATTGGACAGGAAACTATCCTGATATTATTACAGGATGGAACGTCAAGTTCTTTGATATTCCATATCTGGTTAATAGAATTAAAAACAAAATGGGAGAAGATTTTGTTAAGAGACTATCCCCATGGAATATTCTTAGAGATCGTAATGTTTTGATTATGGGGAAGCAACAAACTACATATGTTCCTTTGGGTATTGCCGTTCTTGATTATATTGATCTTTATAAAAAATATGTTCCTGGTGGTGCATCTCAGGAATCATATAAGCTAGATGCCATTTGCCACAATGATCTTGGTGAACGAAAACTGTCATATGAAGAATATGGAAATCTTCACACTCTTTATAAGGATAATTATCAACTTTTCATTGAGTATAATATTAAAGATGTTGAGCTTGTTGAAAAGCTAGATAACAAACACAAGGTTATCGATCTTGTGCTTACTCTTTGCTATGATAACAAATGCAATTATGAAGACGTGTTTTCCCAAGTTCGTATGTGGGATGTCATCATTACAAATCGTTTGATGGACACCAAAGTAGTAGTTCCACCAAATAAACCAAGAGAAAAAAGTCAAGCATATGTTGGTGCATATGTGAAAGACCCACTATTAGGAATGCATAATTGGATTGCAAGCTTTGACTTGAATAGTCTATATCCGCATTTGATTATGCAATACAACGTATCACCAGATACTATTGTTGAACCAGAAAAATATACTTCCAATCAAAGCAAAATTATTGATCAAAATATTAATGTCGATAATATGTTAACCAAAAAGATAGACACATCAGCACTCAAACTATGTGATTGTACTATTACACCCAATGGTCAATTATTTACAACCAAGTATCAAGGATTTCTTCCCAAGATTATGGAAGAGATGTATAATGATCGTTCTCGTTATAAGAAAGAAGCTATCAAGGCCAAAAAGCAATTGGAGACAGAAACAGACTCTAATGTTCGTGAAGAAATAGAGAAGACTATTGCTCGTTATAATAATCTGCAGCTAGCCAAAAAAGTTTCTCTTAACTCGGCTTACGGTGCACTAGGAAATGAATTCTTCAGGTTCTTTGATATTAGACAAGCATCTGCTATTACCACAGCAGGTCAGCTTTCTATTCGATGGATTGAAAATAAACTCAATGAATATCTAAATAGAATTTTAAAGACGGAAAAAAAGGACTATGTTATTGCATCAGATACGGACTCGATTTATCTTGTTCTTGATGAGTTGGTGTCACAGACTATTGGAAAGGAGAACAAAAATCATAACACAAAACAAGTTATCCAATTCTTGGATAAAGTCTGTGAAACTAAAATACAACCGTTTATTGATAAGGCATATTCTGAGCTTGCTGGATATACTAATGCCTACTCCCAAAAAATGATTATGAAACGGGAAGCATTGGCCGATAAAGGTATCTGGACAGCCAAAAAAAGATATGTTCTACGTGTTCATAATAACGAGGGGGTTGAGTATAAGACCCCTCAAGTCAAGGTTATGGGACTAGAAGTTGTTAAATCTTCTACACCTAACTTTTGTCGACTCAAGTTAAAAGATGCCTTGGATGTTATTCTATCTAAGACCGAAGAAGAAATGATTGAATTTATTGAGAAGGTTCGAAACGAATTCAAAACATTGCCCTTGGCCGATATTGCCTTTCCTCGTGGAGTAAATGGTTTAAGTAAATATTATGATGAAAAGAAAGGTATTATTCAAAAAGGTACACCAGTTCATGTTCGTGGTTCTTTTAACTATAACAATTTGATCAAAAAGCACAATCTACAAAAGAAATATCCTTTTGTGATGGAAGGTGAAAAGATCAAGTTTATATATTTGGCAGAACCAAATCCAATTCAAAGCCATATTATTTCCTTTCATCAAGTTTTGCCAGATGAATTTGGTTTGACTAAATATGTTGATTATGATACACAATTTGAAAAGTCTTTTCTAGAACCACTCAAGACAATTCTTGATTTGATTGAATGGAAAACAGAGAAATCATCATCACTGGAGTCATTCTTTTCTTAGAGAAAATATATTATGGGAAAAAGAAGTAATTTTATAAGAATGAAAAATGATTTTTATCCTACTCCATATAAAGCAATTTTACCTTTATTGAGTCAATTAGATTCAAATGTGAAATACATAGAACCATGTATGGGAGAGGGTCATCTCATATCACATTTGAAGTTACACAATCATGAATGTTTATATAGTTACGATCTTCCAATAGATGCTACATCGCACCAATATGATATAGATAATGCTAACTACTTTATCACTAATCCTCCTTGGTCTCGAACTATATTACATCCTTTAATCAATAACTTAAGAAACCAATTACCCACTTGGTTATTATTTGATGCTGATTGGGCATATACACAACAAGCAAGTCCATATCTAAAATATTGTTCTAAGATTGTAGTAATAGGCCGTGTGAAATGGATAGAAAATAGTAAATACACAGGTAAAGAAAATTCAGCTTGGTATCTTTTTGTGAATGAACTTGTAAAAACAGAATTTATAGGAAAATAAAATTATGACCGACATAGAAAAAGTAGTAGAACAACTTGCTATGTGGCGTAGGAAGTAGTTCTCATTATTTCCTGAAGATGTTATGAATATGCTCATAGAGAATGGATTGATTACAAAAGATGAGGTAGAACAAGTGATTGAAAATGCTAAGAAAAAAGAACTTGACATCCATCTTCCAAAAGTGTATATTACTGTCTAAGATGAGTTGTGCGAATGTAGTCCAACAGGTAGGAGACAAATGACTTAAAATCATTACAGTATGGGTTTGCAACACAAAGTGAGATTGAGAAAATTCTTGAAACTTCCTCCAACAATAAGCTTGACATCACACTTCCTGTGTGCTATATTTCATAAATCTTGTGCATATGGTGAAATTGGTAAACACGGTGGACTTAAAATCCACTCCTTCGGGTTACAGGTTCAAGTCCTGTTATGCACACCAACCAATGGATACATAGCTCAATGGTAGAGCCGTCAGCTCATAACTGACTGGTTCCAGGTTCAAATCCTGGTGTATCCACCACCTTTTAAACAAAACAAAGGAGCTATGACCAACACAATCTTAGCAGGAATAGTGTTTCTAACAGGAATTTCACTATCTGCCGTTGCAGCTTTCTATTCGATAATAGGGCTGACAACTATTTTCTCGGGTGCTTTTTGGCCGATTATCATTATGGGTTCGGTTTTAGAGATATCAAAATTAGTTTCTGTTTCCTGGTTGCATCATAATTGGAAAATCACAACCAATCTCGTAAAAGTTTATATGATATCTGCCATATTGATACTCATGCTTATTACTAGCATGGGTATTTTTGGTTTTTTGTCGAAAGCACACATTGAACAGCAACTCAAACTCAATACTGGTGTCTCAACAGAGATACAAGTGATTGATAATCAAATCAAAATCAAAGAAGATGCTATCAAAGATATTGATAAACAGCTTTCTGTAATCGATAATTCAATAAACAGTATGATTGAAAAAGGTAAAGCAAAAGATTCTCTGACTGCATCTGAAAAACAAAAGAAAAATAGAGAAGACTTAGTTAAAAGGAAGAATGTAGAAATAACTGAGTTGAATGCACTCAAAACAAAAAGAATTGGTTTGGATTCTGAGTATAAAAAACTAGAAGCTGAAATTGGTCCTTTAAAATATGTTGCACAATTCTTTTATGACAAATCTGATCATAAAACACTTGACAATGCTGTAACATATATGATACTATTAATAATATTCGTTTTTGATCCATTGGCAATCTTTTTGCTTATTGCCTTCAATCAAAATATACAAAAAGATGAATATTATATGGAATACTATGAATATAAACCTCGTCGTCGTAAGAAATTTATGACGAATAAACGAGGCAAATCTAAATAATGTGTTGGACGAGATCGTCCATTTATTTAAGGAGAAGCTTATGAATGATATGTTTGAAACTCTATTGAAAGAGACAGGAAATGAGTATGCATCTATTGCGGAAGATGGTGTTGAGGCTGGTGATATTACAGGGTTTATTAGTACTGGTAGTTACAGCCTTAATGCTCTTCTTTCTGGCTCTATTTACAATGGTATTCCTGCCAATAAAGTAACTGCCTTTGCTGGTGAACCATCAACAGGTAAAACCTTCTATGCTATCAATATTGTACGTGAATTTCTAAAGAATAATTCAAACGGTTTTGTGTTCTATTTTGAATCTGAGTCGGCCATATCTAAACAAATGCTGTCTGATCGTGGAGTAGATACCAAACGTATTGGTATTATTCCTGTGGCTACAGTTCAGGAGTTTAGAACACAAGCCATCAAAATTCTTGATCGATATATGGAACAAAAAGAACGTCTTCCTATGCTTTTTGTTCTGGACTCTCTTGGTAATCTTTCTACAGACAAAGAAATTTCGGATATGTCTGATGGAAAGGATACCCGAGATATGACACGTGCACAATTAATTCGTGGTGCATTTCGTGTTCTCACACTCAAACTAGGTAAAGCACAAGTTGCATTAATTGTCACAAACCATGTGTATGATGTCACTGGTGCATATGTGCCTATTAAGAAAATGGGTGGTGGCTGCTTGACATATGGGACCAACATCAAAACACCCAATGGTCATGTTGAAATACAAAATTTGAAAATTGGTGATTATGTGACAACTCTTTTTGGAGATAAAAAAATATCAGAAACTTTTGTTTTTGATAATAAAGACGTATTTGAAATAACTTTTGATGACGGCACCAAAATTAAATGTTCGGGTGATCATAAATTTTTGATTGATGGTGAATGGAAATCTGTGTATGTTATGATGGATGTGGTTAAAAATATGAAAACACTAAATATTGAGGTGGCTGATATAAAAGGAAATCTTGATGTTTATAGACAACAAATATACAAAAATCTATTATTCATTAATAAGCAAATCTAAACATAGAAAAAAACCAGAAATTTGTGAATCACACCATATCATACCAAAGTCTCTTGGTGGTACAAATGAATTATCTAATATATCTCTTCTAACACCAAGAGAACATTTTATAGCACATGCTTTATTGACGAAAATGGTTAAAGAAAAGAAACATAAACGTTCAATGGCATATGCTTTTACTAAAATGAAAATAACAAATAATAAAAAAGGATATTCGAGAATAGGTAATGGTAAATTATATGAACTTATACGTTCTTCCATAAAAAATGAATATTCCGGTAAAAATAATCCATTTTATGGAGATAATAGATTTAAAGGAAAAAATAACCCATTTTACGGAAAAACACATACTGAAGAGACTAAACAAAAAATAAAAAATCAAAAGAAAAAAATGGGAAAAGATAATCACTTTTATGGTAAAACACACACAATAGAAAACAAACTGCTCATATCAAAAAAACAAAGAGAGCCGGTGATAATATTTTTTAATGATGGAACACAAAAAAAATATGAAAGAAAAGGAGATATCGGTAAATCTTTAGGTATTAGTAAAGCATTAGGTATTCAACTGTGTTCTATAAAGAGACATTTATGGAACAAATATAATATTAAGGAGATTCTTCATGAAAATAGTAGAAATAAGGAAATCTGAAAATGAAAAAGTGTATGATTTTACTGTTGATAAAGTGCATCATTATATTTTAGAAAATGGTGTTATTACACATAATTCGGGTCTCGAATATGCTGCTTCAACTATTGTGTTTCTTTCCAAGAAAAAAGATAAGACAGATAATGAAGTGACAGGTTCAATTGTGACTGCAGTTCTTAAGAAAGCACGATTGACAATCGAAAACAAGAAAGTAGAAACTCTATTGGAGTATTCTGATGGTCTTGATCCTTATTATGGTTTGCTTGAATTGGCAGAAAAGTTTGGTATCTTTAAAAAGGTTTCAACAAGATATGAAACACCATCAGGTGAAAAGGTTTTTGAATCTGTGATTCTAAAAAATCCAGAAAAATATTTTACTGCTGATGTTATGAATATGATAGACGAAAAATGTAAAGATGAATTTTTGTATGGTAAATCAAATAACGTAAGTACAGTGGAGGCAGAATCATGATTATTGGAGAAGACTTTGAATTTAAGGATACTCTAAAAGAAGACACAACACCAATTAAACTCTTGACAGGACCATATAAAGATGTAGTATACCGATATACTCATATGTCAGTTCAAGAAAATGAAGATGATACTGCCACTATGAAATTTGATTATGAATTGTATGAGATGGGAAATTATACTGAGACTAGTTTACGTAAAGACAAACGATTTGCAGAACATATTGGTCTTATTTTAAATGCCCTCATACTTGAAGCTCTTGATTCCCAAGAAACCAAACAGGAATAAAGAATGGAAACTGAACAACTAATACTCAAAAATTTGATAGGAAATGAAGAGTATACACGTAAGGTATTACCTTTTCTGAAAGAAGAATATTTCCTGTCAGATGACAGTAAATTGTTGTTTCAGACTGTTCGTGACTTTATTCTTCAATATAATACTAATCCTACATATGATGCTCTTGTTGTGGATATTAATTCACGACAAGGGCTTCGTGATGATGTAATCAAAAATATCAAAAGCAACTTGGAAGAATTTAAAGATCATAAGGAGCAGACTAATATTAATTGGTTGATTGATTCAACTGAAAAGTTCTGCCAAGAGAAAGGAATTTATATTGCTCTCATGAAGTCTATTGACATCATGAACAACAATAAGACGACTCAATCAAAAGGAGCAATACCACAACTTCTTTCTGATGCTTTGGCTATCTCTTTTGATCCTAATATTGGACACTCTTATACTGATGATTTTGAAAATCGATTTGAATACTATCATCGTGTTGAAGAAAAGATTCCTTTTGATCTGGATTATTTTAATAAGATAACCAAGAATGGATTGCCAAAAAAGACACTTAATATTGCTCTTGCTGGAACTGGTGTTGGCAAATCTTTGTTTATGTGTCATATGGCTTCTTCTTGTCTTAACCAAGGTAAGAATGTATTATACATTACACTTGAGTTGGCTGAAGAAGAAGTAGCCAAAAGAATTGATGCTAATCTGATGAACATAACATTTGAAGACCTTATGAATTTACCTAAAGAGGCATATACACGTAAAATTAATAGCATTCGAAACAAAACAAATGGTAAATTGATCATCAAAGAATATCCAACAGCATCAGCATCAGTAATACACTTTAAGGGACTATTAAATGAATTGTTTCTCAAGAAGTCTTTTAAGCCAGATATTATCTTTGTAGACTATCTGAATATTTGCACTTCAGCTAGAATTAAACCAGGAGCACAAACGAATTCATATACATACGTCAAGTCTATAGCCGAAGAACTGAGAGGATTGGCTGTTGAATATTCTGTTCCGTTGGTTTCTGCAACACAGACAACAAGAACAGGATTTGTTAGTTCAGATATTGGATTGGAGGATACATCAGAATCATTTGGTTTGCCTGCAACAGCAGATTTTATGTTTGCTTTAATTTCAACAGAAGACCTAGAAAAACTTGGACAAATCATGGTCAAACAGTTGAAGAAT